CATAGAAGTACCATCCTGCAAATGTACCTGCGGTTGTATTGTGGAAATACAGGGTAACTTCTGCCCACAGCTGACCTGCGGTTGCAACGCTTGGTGGTGATGCACTGGCAAAGTTTTCTGCCAGACGTACCAAGTCTTCATCAACAGCCTCGCCCCATTCCAGAGCACCGCGGCCATAAAGACGTAGAGTTGTGTTGGCATTAGAGCCGCCCGGACCGTTGAACCCGCCGGCAGGGATGCTGAAACCGTTCTTCAACGGATCAGAGAAGTCGATTACATATGCTGACATTGTGGCTTCCTCGCGAAATAGGGCATGTAGCTCTATTTATGGCGTGGAGCCAGACACTGGCTTTCAGATCCCCATTTCGGCGACCAATCTCTTGATCGTAGCAACTTCATCTGGATGACGCTCGAACTTTGCTGGCCAGTACTCGGGGCGAATTAGATTTTCGAGAATGATTTGCTGTTCAGAATTGGCGCGCTGCACAAGGGCTTGCTTGAACGTCTTACTGAATAGTAGCAACCAAGGAGACAGTTTTCGCACGTGAAGGTAGTGAATAATGTCGTGAATCTCCATGTGAACAAACACTTCCGATAGGTCAATCTCGTGTTTATCTGCGTATGACATGATTGTTTCAATCGACAGCGTGGCTTGTTCCATTGGTTTTGCACCCATGTCAAGAAACTCAACATAGATCGCGTACACGTCGTCATTCGTCCACATTGTGGGAGAGAATCCCTTCTGAACCATTAGCCAGATGAATTTGTCAGGACGTGGTAAGTCTACACGTTTGGCAAACTGTGTGAAGTTGATAAATGTGCGGAAATACTTCGATGTCAGGAATGATGACGCAGGTGGAGGCATCCGCTTCATACTGCGCATCCATAGCTGATAGTAGTTCAACGCAGCTTGTCCTTCCGGTGATCGGAGTTCTTCATCGCGCTTCATTTGCTTGCACTTGTGCTGCAAATACCGACTCTCCATCACGAATACGCTGTGACAGAACTTGCAGGTAAATCTGCTTTCAATAGATGCGCGCCGCGTTGTCTGCATGTGTTCTAACGTTGTGCGTAGCACGTATCACCCTTTAATCCATGTTGCGTCATGTGACACCTTCGTGTCATAGATTGAGAACTCCGTGATCACTTTACCAGTCTCCCAGTAATCCCTCAACGTGTTAACGATTGCATCAAGGTGCTTCTTGAAACCGACATAGTTGCCAAAGTTGAACCGCAGCGTCAGCATCTGCACGACAGTACCATCGAGGTTGCGTTTGTATACGTTGCGTGATAGGTGCAGGAACGGCTCGTGCAGCTTTGCTACATGGTTGCGTAAATCGTCCAGGTGGTCTTCACATAGAACGATTGGAATATGGCTCTCGAAGTAGCAATTCGCCGGCATTGGTTGGTCGCCGACTGGTGCGGCTGGGTGCCACGGCACTGTTTCAACTTTGACACGAACAACATCGTATCCAGCTCTTGTTAGTGCATTTTTGATTCGCATTGCCTCTTCATACGCGGACGCGTTCGTGCCGAAATGCTTGGACGATGTCATCACATCGACCATCTTGACGTCTCCGCTCTTTCCTTGCAGATCGAGAATGATCGGCTTGACGTTGACCCCAGCACAAATCAACTTGAACCCGGTCAACAGATCGCCGAGGAATATGACACCAGTTGGCTCATAATGAACGGTGACGTGGATTTCGTATGGTAGTGGGTATTTGACGTCTTGTTCTTTGCTTTGCAGCAATGCCCACTTTTCTGCCTTGCGGATCATCATTTCATCGACCTCTTCGTCTGTAAAGTCGAGATCATACGCAACAGAAAGAGCACAAAGGACTGTGTCTACTGCTTCTTCGAGGATGCTTTCTCGCTCTGTGAAGCGGTGAGTAGTTGCATATGCGTTATCAAAGGGAAGGACAACCTTTGCGAGTTCACCGACTTCTTCGCATGTTTTTAATGCCTTCTGCGACAGCGATTTACGGTCTTGTTTTGAGAGGTGTCGGACATAGTTAAGAAAGTTGGGGGTCATCAAAACTCCAATAGATCGGGTGGTACGTCAGCAGCTTTCTTACTCTTCTTCGGTGTGTCATCTTCCGAAGCCTTGATTTCACGTCGGATCTTTGCTACATCATCAGGTTGCCATCCAAGCTGTTCAGCAAAGTCAATGATTTGTGACCGTGTTAGGATCTCCATTGCATCGAGCGCTTCTTTGGTACTGTACCCAAAGTATTCACGGACTGCCTTCAATGCGTTTGGTCTACCAGTTTCACGCTTTGAAGGCAACTTGTTCCACACATAACGCTGTGATTTCCCTGTTGTACAGATCGTTAGCAGTTGCCAAAGCAGCTGTTTGTGATTTGTTAGGGAGAATGCGTATGGGTTGACAAATTCATTCAGCAATTGAACTTGAACTGGACTTGAAGTACCACTCAACCAACGAGTAACGAGGAACGGTTGAAATTCCTTTCGTTCCTCAGGTGTTAGCTTCGCGTAAAAGTCAGCCTGCTTCTTGTCAGCAGCACCAAGTACGCGAAAAATGTCGAGTTTACGCTCTGTTGCCATTTGAACTGACCATTGTGAACCGCTTGTTGCAGAACTTACACTCAACGGCATCGTCATCCAACAACGTCAAGTGAGTATAAGGGTGAACACAATCCTTGACCATTTCGCGCCGTAGGGCTGAAATGTCGTCGATGATTGGTGTCTTTTCCGCCATCAGGTCGAGGATCTTGTCTTCAATCGGACGCAGTTTCGCAATCAACGAAACCATATTGTCCATCTTACGGTCCCACGATACCTTCTCGCTACGTGTTGCATTGTCAGCAATCGCTTCGAGACGGCGGCGCATTTCTGCTTGGTCAGGCGTTTCACCCTCTGGTTTTTTTCTTCTGCTCATTTTGTTGCCTTCTTTGCGCGCTCGTAGGCGCTGATTGGATCTTCTTCGATCTTTGCCATTGCTTCGTGGTGAATTCTAACCCTTGGCATTGGTTCGTTTCCTGTCAATTCACGGTTTAGTTCTGCCAGCGTCATCGCCGCAGACTTCCACAACTCAACTTGGCTTTCAAGACGCTGCAATCGTGTATGGATATCTCTCATACTGACAGTTTCACCGTTTTCTGTAATCGTCACGTCCGTAGACCATGACGAACTGCAAGTATACAACAAGTCTCCTTGGTCTTTCAAGAAGACGAGATCACCAGCTCCTATTGCAACGCCATCAACCGTTGCCGTGATGATGTTGCTATCGTCGCTCGATTGTGCAAGTCCGGTAACGGTATACACGCCGTTCAGATCCGCAAACGTGCCATAAGGATCACCGAAGGCACGTTGGTTCTCTTGTTTCATATACCATTCTGGTTCGCCGCATGCTTGTGTAATGGACATTGTTATTCTCCTTATAGTTGTCCGAGAGAGATGAACATAGCCGCTGCATTGATTTCGGGATCTGCAACGATCGTATGTTTGTAAAGGTGTTCAGCAATCACAACGATTGCTGCCTCCCACTTGTCTTTGTTTTCAAACTTTGGTGAACGAGAGATGTTCTCGTACAGGAAGCGATATACACCCTCCCACTCTTCCGCTGTAACGCTCGCACAAACGAGCTTACGAGCCTCAATCCACTTGTTTGCTTCGATCAGGTCAATCAGCTTGAACTTGTAGTCACCTGTTGTTCCACTCAATACAGGTGGTTGTAACTCACCCTTGACGGTATTCAGTTGCAACAGGTTGACAATCTTTCGGACATCGGGATATCCGTACGTAATGTACTTGTCGAGCAACCCAAGATCGAACTTGACAGTTTCTGATGCAAGGATTGTGATCAAATACTCTGCAATGTCGTTGACGTCTGCGGCGCGGAAGTGGAATTCCTGGCAACGTGATTGGATTGGAACGATCACCTTGGAGACGGTGTTGCAGGTTAGAATAAACCGTACGTATTCGCTGGTTTCTTCCATGAACCGCTTTAACGCAGCTTGTGCTTGCGGTGTTAGTTGATCGGCCTCTTCTAGGTGAATGATCTTGAACCGACCCATTGCCATTGACATTGCAAAGTTCTTGATCGTGTTACGGAACACATCAATTCCTCGATCGTCAGAAGCATTCAGTGTCAAAACATCAGCGTCTTCCAGACCCATTGCTCGGATCAAGATTTGTGCAAGAGTAGTTTTTCCACTTCCCTGGACACCCGACAACAGCAAGTGGGGGATTGACTGATCAGAGATCATCCGCATTACTGCGGCTTTTTGCTGTTGGTCGTGAAAGACGTATTGATCGATCGTTTGGGGTCTATATTTTTCCACCCACAACGAATGCTTATTGTTATCTGCCATTAGGCTCTCCTCGGCTTATCATGTTAGTATAGCGATATACCAAGGAGAGATCAACGGTTACAGATACATGTCAATGCCATTCTTTCGAAGGATCTCTTCAATTTGAAGAAGTTCCCAGCTCTCTTCGCGGTTCAAACTGTCACCGTTGTCCTGTTTTGCTTTTAGGAACTTGTGGTGATTGATCAACTCGCGCATTTTTTCAGGAAGAACAGATCCATCACCCACCCAGCGTGAACCGGGGTAAGGACGGAACCGACGACCAGCGGCGGTTGCTGGATCTTCATTCGGTAGCTCTACGGGATCAACCGTTGACTGTTCAACTAATGGAGCTGCTTCTGGTTCAGGTTCCATATCGAAATTTATATCGAGATCTGTTTCTGGTTCAGGCAGTACGCTATCTGGCAGCGCGTGATCATATTCGAGATGATCAAGACTTCCACGAGGATATTCTACTGCGTGTTTTACTGGTTCCAACTTGGCATCATAGTCGACGTGGTCAAGATTACCACGCTGATGCTCCACAGCATACTTTTCAACGCCTGGGTTGCCATCGACGTAATCAACGCTATCAAGTACACCACGCTGATCTTCCACCGCGTACTTTTCCGGAGGTGGTGCAGGTGCCGGCAGCATCGGTTCTGGTGGAGTAAACGGAGGCGGTACTGCTGGCTTATTGTTTTCTTTTTCTTCACGACGTAGGCGAAGTGCAATGTTGACAGCAAGTGTCAGTGCAACAGCCATAGGGTCAAAGGCAAAGATGATGATCAGCACAAGCCACTTGGTCGCATCGTCGGTGCTTTGATTGAACGCCTTTGCAACATACGTAATAGGTCCGATGTGCGCTTCCGTCTTGATTACGTCTTGTTTGAGAGCCAACAGCTGTGTATCCAACTCCGTAATTCGCTTCGTTACAGTTTCTTGTTCGGCTCGATATTGGCGGACCAATTGGTCACGAGACCTTGTCGTTTCACGTAGTACGCGCGCGGCGTTGGCATCAATGTCACCGTTCTTTTTATTCACAGCTCCAACGACGGGGCCACCCGCCATTAGATCGTCAATCTGCTTTTTCCGAGCAAGTGCACGGCCCTTTTCGTCTTCAAGCAGGGTAATCTGTTCTGTCTTCTGTTTTAGAGGCAATACATCTTGCTGATATCCAGACGACAGATATCCAAAAATACCAAGCGACGTCAGCAACATTAAAGCCGCAATACCTGCCATTAGGTAGGCTTTCAGTGCAAAGTTAGTTTCTTTCCAATACCTGTACAGGTAAGAAGCTGCAACCAGCTTGCCAGCTTCAAGAGACGCACCCATGATTACTACGGACCAAAACACACCGCTGAATGTGTTTGCAAGACCGTAGACACTAAAATATGCTGCCGACCCGGCGATAGCCATTGTCGACGCAATAAGCAGCAAAATGAAAATCATCATTAAACTCCGTCGTCCATCGCGAGAATATCAGTATCCTTGATAAACGATAATGTGACACCAGCGTGTCGGAACGTGTCTGTAAAGTTGGTGTCGCTGTAATACAAAATCTGGTCAGGTACAACACCGGAAGTAACCTTTGGTCCAACATCGACTATTCGGCCTGTTGGTGTTTCGTCGTGGGCTTTACCGACGACGATGATCAGTGAACTTGGACGAACAAACTCCTTGGTAATCTGCTTAAAAATCACATACTCACCAAGTGGGATCAGCGGAGCGTGGGGGTTATCACGAACTGCTACGGCTTGTGTTTCATCAGATCGCCATACCTTTTCACCGTCAACCTTGAAGTGTGATGTCCAGCGAAGATTGGGGAGGAGAACCTGGGTGCCAGGTTTGATTGTTTCACATAGCGGACCGACAGCAACTACATTAACCCACCGCGGGTTTTTTGCACTGTCATCAACACCTGGGTTCAGCAGAATTCCACCTGCGGAAGATTCTGGTTCAAATTGACCTTGTGAATTTACGCGATCAACAAACGTAAAGGCAATGTTATTTCCAAGCGGTGTCAGCTTCATATTCAATCCTATGTGTATATGTTATGTGTTGTTAGTCTGTGACCTGATCATCATCCGGTGTTTCGTCATATTCTTCAACCGGTAGGGGTTGAGCTGTATCCGCAACTACTTTTGCCACGTCGCGGTTGAGCTTTTTGATACGACGCTTAAACTTCTGGTCGATGAAATCTTCACGGGCCTTGACGTTTGTCGTTTTTGGAGCTGACGCAATTTGCTGCTTGATCCGTAGTAGATCAAAGTCAACAACCTCGCCTCTTGCGCTCCGTACTGGTTTTGCCATCTTGTATTACCCCTGTTATTCGTGCAAGAAATCGTCGATATCCAAACCATATTCAAAGGAGTCAACATCGTGAACTCCGATAACATACAGTACGTATGACGACACACTACTACCTCTGCCGACACCCCAAACGGTATCCTTAGCGGTTAGTGTATTTATGATCCAAATTATAGCGCGCAACACGTCAAACAGACTATATTTGCGGTACAACATCAATTCCTGTGCAAGGCGACGCTCGCGTAACCCCATTTCTGTTGGGTCAGTACCCTCAAACAATAGGCTATGAGCGGTTGATAGGTAGTCGATGACGTCCAACTGCTTGTACGTATTGGGGATTGTCCACTCAAATGAGAACGGTCTGTTTTCCGTTTTGACTTGCAGTTTCTTGGCTGTTGATGCGTGTTTGTTGTATTGCTGTATTAGTGGCGTCAGTTCTGTGACGTACTGGATATCCCGTGTCTTTGCTGCTTGAAGGATTTGTTCAGGCGTGTACGCAGAATCACCATCAAACCAAAGAATACGATCTTTCAGTGATGTATTATGCGAAGGAGCTTTGGTATTTTCCACTTGATGTGTCAATGTCAGGTGTACGAACAGCTTGTCCAGGGTTACCCGCTGCTATCGGAACGCCTTGTGGGATCTGTGGGGGTGACATCATTCCACCGTTCCCCAACCCACCGGGTGCCAGTTGCATCGGCATTTGTGGTTGTTGCAAATGTTGCGGAATCGGCAGTTGCATGATTTGCGGAGGAGGTGCAGGAGGTGGCGCGTCAGGAACGAGTGAATCAATCATCTCACGAATACGAAGCCACTGACGCTTGCTTGGAATCCACTCATCAGTATCTGCTGCAAATTCAACAGCATCAATGAACGTTTTCAGTTCGGAAACTGTTACCTTTTTTGGGGATGTTGCCATTATAGTTCTCCTACTAAAAAGCTCAGCCGAGATTTAATCTGTTCGACATCAGTGTTGAGCACCTCAGACCATCCACTGAATGGTAGTTTGGAGCGCTGTCGAACGTCCTGGAACTCGGTTAGCATTTGTTGTTCAATCTTCCACGCACTATACAACGTCATTGTGTGTTCGGCTACTGTGATGTAAGTGAGCCCTGCGTATCTCTTCGACGTGGAGCGTTTTGTAATCCCAATTTTGTTGTACGTGTGGGTATTTACCTTTATTTGAACTAAGTAGACCTTAGCGGGAGCATCTCTCAACAAAGGATTGGCATCAAATACCCAGTCTTTGTATTTTCCTCCTGGGTATGTGCACTGGGGACATCCTTGCATTCCAGACAGGTGAGCATTTGGTGTCTTTGTAAAATCTCCATGCTTTTGGCAAGTAATTACCACATTGGCGTGACTGTTTACGTATTCGACCTTATCGTAACTATACGTAGATCTGTGGAGGTTGGTAGCTTTGTTTTTGAATGCTTCTGTGGTCAAAAACATGTTATCGTTCTTACACTGTTTACAGCCCCAGCCATTAAGATGTCCGTTGGGGGTTTGTCGAAATACACCGTGGGTTGGGCATTTGATATTCACTTTTGATCGGGTGTTGACATACACGACGGTGGAATAATCATACTTACCACTATGAATATGTGTGGCTTGTTGAACAAACTGTTCTTGTGTTTTACGTTTGGTCATTACCCTATCAGGTTCCCAACACAGATATCCTTCAAATACTTGTTAAAACAATCTGACGGGCTAACCGATACCCATTCGTCTGGACCAACTGGGTGACACAGCATTTGATGCTTGTTCAAAGAAGGGCCAACATTCTTGTGTTCAATGAAGTAGTTTGTCACTGTGATAATTGCTGGTGATGGTGCTGATTTCTGTGGTCCATACACCATTGCTGTGAATTCTCGACCGGCCGTTTCGGCAAGCTCGACAACATCAAGCTGTGCAGTATCACGGTCGTACACAAGTATGTTCCAGTTTGCTGGAAGTGTGAATTCAAACCCCTGAACCATTACACGAATGGAGGGGCAAATGACTTCTTCCAACATTAACAAAGGCGCAAGGGTGAAATCGAGCATCGTTAGGTCAAGGACCCACATATGTTCGGACACAGTCGGCCCGTGAATACTGTCGAGAATGATTGGTTGGGAGTTACCGTCGAAGATTAGCATAGTTGTGCATTATACCTTGGTTAATCCAGATCGTCAAGCTTCATGTGCCTAACGTAATCCAGTTTGTGTTTTTTGTAGGGGTATTTCGCTTCTTCATAGAAGTTTGTTCGCTGCTTCATGTGTCGTTTTGCATACTTCAAATCGCTGCAAATATCTGTAACGTTGACAGACCCTTTGTCTTGTGCTGTTCTCAACCCTCGACCCACGGCTTGAATTACACGAATGAAAGACTTGCCAATGTCGATGAATACGAGGTTGAAAATTCGACGAATGTTGATCCCTGTTCCCGCAATGTGAACGGTCGCAATGACAACAAGGTTGTCATTGTCGGCAAACATGTCGTACACCTTCTGACGATCAGATGACTTCTTCATGTCTTTTCCGTTGACGAAGATTGAGCCTGGGATCAACGCTGCCAACTGTCTACCGAGTACAATGCTGTCCACAAAGCAAAGTACGTTCCCCTTCTTCGTATCTGATTTGGCAATCAATAACTCCGCAATCCACTCAATTCTATCCTGCTTTCTGTGCAGATAGGACTTTTCAGACGCGTAATCAGGGAAGTATCCATCCTTGAACTGAATGTATGTTGGTGGTTTTCCAATGAACTCACCTTGATCGCAAAATTCGTTGTATTGTTCCCGCAAGTCCTCTTCTAGTTGAACAACATCAACCATCAAATCCGCAAGCACTTTTCGTTCAATCAGATCTGATGCGTAGATTGTGGCACGAACTGGGCCGAGTGCAACCTTGACGGACAAAAGGCTCGCAGCGTCTTTTGGTAGCGTACCTGTGACACCAAATCGGAAAGGAACTCTTGCTGCATGATCAAGTAGGATCTTTTGCAGTGAATTACCTTTGGCTCCGTGGCATTCATCAACCAGCACGAGGCCGAACTGTTCAATGATTTTTGGGTTGTTCTTTAACGCTTGCCACGTAGAAACGACGTGCAAGTGATCAATCGTTTTCGATGTACCGCTGTATTCGCCTGTATCAAGACCGACGTGAATGTAATCTTGCTTTGTGTTTCGGATCAAGTCTTGGCTGGGGACGATCGTTAGCGTTTTGATCCCAATCTTTCCGTACGCCTGTACAAGCGCAGCACATAGGAACGTTTTCCCTGCACTTGTTGCTGCAACGATCAACCCATTACCGTGCTCAATCAGTTCATTTACACCACCGTATTGATAATCTCGCAACACAATCGGCTCACCTGTATCACGATGCAGGCATTGCACAAACACGTTTTCATCGATAAGTGCAGGTGATGGCGTTAACTGACGCAAATCTTCTAGCACGGCTTTGTATCCAAACCTAGCAATCTGTGGAAGGATTTCTTCCAGTAGATAGACGTACGTCTTCCCCGTCTTATAGAAGTAACGGATCTTCCCGTCCCACTGTCCTAGCTTGAACCGTGGGTTGAAGAAGTAATTTGCGGCCGGAACTGCGTACTGATTGTAGAAGTATTCGAGGTGATCAGGATGAAGACCAACAAATACAACTGACACATCATCGAGGATCCGAACCTTGACGATAGAAGCTGTCATGTATCTTGAATGCTATGGACACGAGCCAATGTTAGGTCACGAAGGGCAAACCCACGTTTATCGAACGCATCAACCACAGCATCGTATTTGGAGTACAATTCTTCAACTTCAAGGTACAGTTGGTTGATTTTCAGGAATTCGTCTTCGCCGTCAATGTAACTATACAGCAGTCGATCAGAGAGCTTAATCGAATATTGCTCATATCGACGAGCAATACGGCTTCGTGTAGCTGCCACGTTGCTTTCGAGATACTTCATCAGCGTTTTCAATTCAGCTCGGCGTTGGCTGTAATAGTTCGGCCACGTTCCTTGCTCTCGTAAAGCAAGGTCGAGGATTTTTCCAGAGATTTTTAAGTTTTCTACTGCCGCTTCAAGGTCGGCTTCGTACTGGATGATTAGGGCTGGTAGATTGGACATCGACTGCCCGAGTTCTGCTATTTTGCTCATATCGAACCTCTTGTTATTGTTTGATACCCTTTGTTTGCTGCTGGAAATACAGCAGTTGAGAGATTTGTGTTTGCGTAAGAGGTGTTGGATCAAATGACGTTTGTACAGAATCATCAGGTGTTGGTGCAGGAACTGGATCCGTAGGTGCTGTAACTTCTGGTACAGAGGCTGGTGCACCAAAGGTTTCTGTTGCCATTTTCATCAACCACATTTTGATCTCTTCCGAAGGCAGGAAGATCGTAGGTAACGGAATACCAAGTTGCAATGTACGGTGAATTTTTACCAACGGCTCCGATGGGTTTGAGATACTGATCAACGATAGAAATGGTGTCATTGGTTCAGATGGGTTGTATTCAATCGTCATCTTGATTGCCATTATTGTGTCAACAACATACACATCATCCCATGTGACAGCATCGTTAGGTAGGCCGAGCAACTCGATCAACGCCTTCAACAACGTATCGTTAACAAAGCGAAATATCTTGCGGGTGCTCGATACTTTTAGCTTTTCACGTTGGTCAAACAGACCCAGCAAGTGTTCGATTTGTTCTAGGTTGTCCACATTGCATCCTGTACATCCATCACTAGTTGAGCAGCAAGTTTGATGTCTGGCCGCTTGGGCAGCGATGTCTTTGGGTACAACACCGTGCGTACGTGATTGTCCATCATTTCAGCGTACTCAACAACCTGTTCGTATGTCCAAGCTCCATTGCGAATTGTCAGCAGTTCTGCTGCATCGGGGCGACGGACATTGAGTACCCCTGTTTCCAGTGCTTCTGCACCCATACGAAGCAGACGAACCAAGTGCATTGCATGCTTGGTGTCGTAGCCAAACTGTTCTTCCAAAACACTGCGTGACTTGTTGCGGTTCTTCTTCCACTCCCAGTAGTGCTCCCAATTTTCCTTGGCAGATGCATAAACGGCACGGTTGAACTTGACGATGAACAGCGGCGTTCCAGCAGTGTGGCTGTCACCTTCAAAATCATCATTCAGTGCACCTGTTTCGATGTTGAATGGAGACTTGCCTGGCTGTGCATACACACCAAACGTATCGCCGCTGAACGGAACAAGACGGTGTCCAAAATGATAATCCCGAAGATTGACTTTGAACATCTTCTCACCCGTGAAGTTATGCACGAGCGAAACGAAGTCAACCTGCTGCGGCTGCCGTTCCGGCTGCGGGTTGTTGATCCATTTGTTGTGCCCCTTGATCCGCTTCAACTGTGATAGAGCGTATCCACTTGTTGTGAATGCAATCTTGCTGGACAACAGCTTTGGAGCTGCTTCACGAAGCATTTGATATGCGGGAGTGCTATGGACAACGTCTTGTTCTGCCACCCATAACGTTTCAACAACGTTCGGATTGCAATCAAGCGTTAGCTTCATGAATTGAAACAGCTCGTAAAATTTGGTATCTTCCTCGGTCGTGTCGTCAACTTCTTTGATCGGGAAGAACGGAGTGCGGATGTTTATTGGATCGGCCAAAAAGATCCCTCGGAAATCAACGTCCGATGATGCGATGTTCGTACCGTATGCATGAGAACCTGCGTAATGCTTGACCAGCATGTTATCACGCATTAGCTCCTGTGCGGTTTTGATTGTTAGTGTCATAGGATTTCCTAAACGAAAAGAGGGCGACAAAGTATCGCCCTCTTTTCTGCGAAAGTCAACTGCAATTACTCTGTTGCTGCTTTCTTCTTTGCCCGCCTTGCTTTGGCGCTATCACCTTGATGTTCTGTCTCATCAACTTCCATCTCGGTTTCTACCGTACCTGTTCTCGTAGAAATGAACGCTTGTGCCATAGCCTCTGCCTTGACCAAAAGATCATCAGCATACTTGCTCATGTCGCTCTCATAAAACCACGTTTCACCGTCGTCGAGGTAGTACCGGCCAGCTTTCTTTGTGATCAAGCCCATTACCGTCAACACGTCAGCCAAGCCCGAGTACGGATCCATTCCTGTGTCGTACGGCACTTCCACGTCAACCGTTTGGAACGGTTTTGTGAACCGGGTCTTATACCCCTCACACGCCATGTTGATACCAACGACAGCCTTCTTGGTTTCACCCTTGACAGCTTCACGTAGCTTCAACTTCGACAGAAGAATGATCTGTGAGCATGCATACTTGACAGCATCACTGACAATCCACACACCTTCACCGTTCAGTACGTTTTGGTTCTTGTACACTTGTGAAGTACAGATGATCGCCACGTTTAGTGTCTTGATCGACTGAACAAACCCGCGAAGCATTGCTTTTAGCTGCTTGTTGCGTTGTCCTTGATCACCCTTTTGAATACCCTTTTCGAGGTTTTCTTCCTCTGTGTCGGTCATCAACATGTCCAAACTATCAATGAAGATCAACACCTGTTCGGCATCTTCATCTTCACCAACAGCAGCTCGGTATCCTTTCAGGAACTTCGATACGACAGCAGTAACCTGCGCGATCGTTGTTACTTCTGCATACAGATACTTTTCGCTCGTAACATCGACACCGATCTTGCTCATGAACTCATCGTCCAGTGCATTTTCACTGTCAATTACGAGAACTGTTGCCCCAGCTTGTTGAGCTGCTTTGACGAGGTTAGCACCAAGGAAACTCTTTCCAGCCCCTGATGCACCTGCGAGGTCGGTAATTCGACCTTGTGGAATCCCACGGAAAAAGCTTCCCGAGATGATTCTGTTGAGAACAAAGTTCCCTGTCGAATACCAATACCGAGGAGGTAGTGCGGACGTCCCAACGTCGTCCATATTTTCCAGGTCCTTTTCAAACGCTTTTAGCGCCTTCATGAACTCTGATGTTGTTGCCTTTGCCATCTATTGCTCCAAAGAGAGAAGGAGGGCGAGCCCTCCTTCTGGTTCACGTTTACTTCGCTGCTGCGGCTGCCTTACGGCGAGCTTGAATAGCTGCGAGCATGTCATCAACATCGCTAAACTCTTCCGCTGGTACGGCAGGCTTTGCTGATGTCTTGACTACGGTCTTTGGCTCAACGAACGGTGATTCATCTTCAACTACCTTGGTAGCTGCTGGACGAGCTGCTGGCTTCGCTGGTGCACGAGGTGCTGGCGCTTCGTCATCAGCATCGTCGGATGCTGAACTACCACGCTTGCTGTCGTCTTGGTAATCTTCACCATTCAGATCTGCATTCAGCATTGCACGAACCTTCTCCACACCTGGGTGCTTAGGCAACAGAGTTGCAAGTTCGATCATACCTTCTTCTGCAACAACCAGTTCTTCCTCTGACAGAGGACGTTGCTTGGAGTGGAACTTCGTACCCATTGTGTACGTTGAGTATTCACCTTGCTCTGTCTTCTTGATGATGAAGTCGTAGCCGCCTTCGAAGCTTTGTGGTGCGTCTTCCAGTGGATCGTCTTCGGATGCAAACGCTTCCTTGATGATGTTGTACAGCTGATAGCCGAGTGCAATGTGACGCACTTGACCTTGGTGGGTTTCACCACTGTCGGCGTCTGCTGGCAGCGGATCTTCGATTACCAACGCTTGTGCAATGTACTGCTTTTTACGCCAGTACTTTTTGCCGTTGATCTTGTCGTTCACCTTGTAGTAGTCCTGTGACACCTTGCAAACAGGGCAGTCGTCACCGTACATGCTCAAACATGGGACGGTTTTCTTCTGGCCGTTGATTGTCAAGTTGTGGGACACCTTTTCAACCATGAACATGCGCGGGTTTTTCCCGTCAAGATCAGGTAGGAAACGAATGACGGCACGTTGTCCGGCCTTCATGTTCCAGAAAGGGTAGTACTTGTTGGTGAAGTTTTCGCGAGGACCGCTTGGTGTTGGGTCTGCGTAGGCTGCACGAATGGCTGCCATGCGTTCTTTTGCTGTTGACATGTTTTATTCTCCTGTTCTCTTCTAATAGTTATTGAACTTCGTTTCTGTGATACGATGTCGACGTTCACATCTGGTTACTATCTAATCGTTCTAAAAAGAAGTCAAGAGGTTGGGAACCCTCCCAATTAAGGGTGCCTCTCACCCTTGTCTTTCGACTGTGTATTTATGCTAACTTGTTCGAGAGGTGGCAAAAATATTGCTACGATAATACGTCAACCACCATCAACGCCGTTGTTGATTCTTTGCACCACCATAACCACGTTGAAATCAACAAGTTCACCAGCTTCGGCCGCGTTGTATGCTCGCATTGAAAGGCCAAAGTGGTTGCCATTTGTTATTGCAGATGGACCAACGTTAATTAGATCACTATCTGACCACGTAAAGTTATCGCTGTATGCAAAACCCACCTCCCACTGCGGTCTGTAAACAATAGCGGAGTCAAGGCCACGGAAGTTAATGTTTTGTACTCCTCCGCTAAATCGTTCCGACATGAAAGAAGTTACACCAGTTGGTGGCCATGGATTGGCGCTTGCTCTGATGTGCCAATCGATACGATATAACCCCTGTTGTTGAAACCTAAATCCTAAAACATATGGATCATTATCGTATATGAAATAGTTTGGTTGACCAAACTCAGTCCCGTGATCGTTAATAACCCACCCCTGTGTAGTACTACCATCAAACGGGTGACCACCGTAAGACATGCGTTTATATTGCGTCGTTGGAACAAACGGAGCAGGTCTATTTACCCATTGAAGCAGGGTATCATCGTACAAAACCACGTTGTTATTGGCGGGAGCTGTGATAACAACGTCCGTCAGATCGTTTAACGTTAATGCAGAATAGATGTGCATATCCCACTCACCCGGCACGACTTGTGACACTCGTGCATAGTGATTGTATGGAAGAACGTTACTTGCATCGTATTGCCGTACTATAACCCCCGTGTCACCAACAAGAGTTACGATTGCCGTTGGATCAGGTGCAAGGTTGAGGATCTCAATGAATGTACCTTCGGGCCACGTCGCAAGTATATCACCAACAACAATATTGATGTCTTGGTTATCATCCGATACGATACGAACGCGTTTTCCGTTCTGTGAAGGAAGGAGTTTATAATCCATTGCCATAATTAGGTTCCCAGAATGTGTGCGGTATACCAACGTTCACCGGTGTTGGAGCTCATGCGTATCCGTTCAAGTCGGTTCATATCAAAGTCAGGTGGTAAAAGCGTGTTACCAGTCTGTGTCTCAAAAACAACATCGTTCAAGTAGAAAACCAAGTCTGTACCATTATCGACGAGTTTGACTTTTGTCAAGTTACCTCCGTGATCAAACGAAGCAGTTGTTCGTACTTCTGTGCCCTGGCCCCCGATCCACCGTTGTACGAACATGCGTACAATATTGGATGGGTCAATATTAGAGTTCCATACAATACCAAATGTGTATCCATCGTCGTCGATATCACGCAAGGAGATTGACGGTTGAAGGTATGATATCGCAGAGGCAGGCAGTACATTTAGTTCTATTTCAAGTGTGTTCAGACCCCAAACAACGAAATCACGAGGGACAAGTGTGAAGACAGGAATGGAGAAGCCTGAACCTGTACCACCAATATCAACAGCGAGTGCAGACAGTACATCACCAACCTTGTAGTCAAAACCACCATCAACAAGAACGACAGACGTTACAATGCCACCAGCAACAGTGATATTTGCCGTTGCACCGCCCCCAGCGCCTCCCGTTAACGAAACACCCGGATATACACCGGCAGTGTAGAGAGATCCTGGTGTAATTGCACCGAGAGTTTCAATTGCAAACCCTTGTTGATATGTGGGGCCGTTGTATACAAACCCAAACCCAACGTCTGTGAGGTATGATCCTGGTCCGGGTCCATTCCAAATTCCATCGAGACTTGGTATTCCCGTGGCAGGAGGAATTGCGACACCCTGTTGTGGTGATACGGTAGCGTCAAAGTACCACGATACAAACGGTGTGGGAGCGTCACCCAACAACACGTTGACAGACGGTAATCCGACGGTAATATCTACCTGCGTTGCATCAACTTTTTTCTGTACCATTTAGTTTTCCACCTGTTTAGTTGAACGCGTAGATTACAACATCGTCGTTCAGCAGAACACCTGCATTGAAAGTGATTTGGTTTGCACCGGTGACTGTGAATGCCTTCGAACCACCTTCTTGCTGGAAAACACCATTGCGGAATACTTGCAGATGAGAGAGTCCGCCACCAATTGCGACTGTTGAGAGGGTCGTATTGAATACAGTTTGTCCACCTGTTGCAACGAACGCTTCATATGCAGGGGCACCGCCGCCTACTGTCACTGTAACAGCACCGAGAACGTTGGTTGCTGTAATGTTTGCACCAACAAAGTTAAGAGACGTTGCAGCAGCCGTGAGTTGGGAGCCTTCCTCGCTAACAGCCAACGGATTACCCGGAACTGTTACTGTGACGGCTGGTCCGCCGCTTGCCGTAACGCCAGCGCCAGCGAAGGTGAGGGACGTTGCAGCAGCTGTCAGTGATGTAACTTCGTCGATAACTGTGAGCGGGTTGCCAGGAACTGTGACAGTTACAGCTGGTCCAACGTTGGTTGCCGTAACACCGGGACCAACAAAGTTCATTGAGAACGCATCCGTAGTCAGTACGCTACCCTCGTCACTAACTGCCAGCGGACTACCGCTTATCGACGTAACAGTCTGTAACGTAGGACGAACTAGGATTGAGTTGATATCAACAACTGCACCAACCACAACGCCGTCTGTTGGTTCTGTCGGGGTTAGGACACCTGTTGGATCAACGTATAGAGGAGCACTAGGGCCTGCTGCTGTCCAATTCCAGGCGGGGTTGGTAACAACACCATCAAGAACGACGGTGACAACATCACCAATCACAGCATCAATTTCAACCATACCGTACACAGAAGCAAACTCCATTAGTCCAGTTTGGAGTTCAACCTCGTGGAAACCAGAAAACTTGACAATGCTGTATGCAGGAATGTTGCTTGTTGCAACAGCTTCAATCATTACTGCACCAACCTTGACTCGTGAGGCAGATGCTACACTGGCTGTCACAACATCAGATGTTGTAAAGAATGCGCCGCCGTTACGTTTGACAGGATCGCCGTTCAAGTCAAATACGAGAGCTCCGGCGTCAACAGGAACTGCTGCAAGTGATCCAACCTGTGTACCTGTAAAATCAGGTGCATTGATTGACATACTGATAAATGTCGTACCGCTTTGATACTTGCCTGCGAATACACGGATCTTGTTAACCCACCGAGCCGCGGTAGTATTCCATACCTTCATCTTGTTCAGATTAGTATCAAACCAGTGCTGGTCGTTTACAGGAGACAGAGGGGCCGATGCAGCTTCAACCGGTTCAAACAGCGTATGGCCGAACGTGCGAACACCACTTACTGGATTTAGATCCCAGTATAGCCAGTAGTCGGGACCACTCGTGAATGGACCTGTCCAAGCACTTGTTACGGTTGACCGTTCTGTATGCAGGTAGTTTGCTTGTCCATCAGCAAAAGCAACAAGCAGTAGTGCTGGCGAAGCGATTGAAAGATTAACCGTTGCACCGTTTGCTTGCAGGAAGGCGTTAGGTGCTTGAACGATACCTTGGCGAAAGTTGATTTGCATAAAAAACTCCTGGGGTTATGTACCCGTATTTATCAGAACGAGCAAGGATCAAGTGAGTTGTCAGGTCAATGTCACTGATTTCCATCCCGGTGTACCGGTAAACTGATACACCCATAACGTGAGGACACCAGCGGTATCTTCAATCAACATAGGCGACATTCCTGCATATGTCGTTGGTGTGCCTACAGGAGGTCCTGCCGCCGCCAATGTTGGAATGTACACAAACCCGTCAGTAGCCCCAACAGCAATCGAAGGAACACCAGCTATAACGTTGCCAAGTTGATCAACAATCACCCGTTCAGCGGCGGTATTGTCTGTCCCTGTTGTAATGACAACACGGCCTGCATTGTTAGGATTCGTTGAATCTGATGTCGTACCAGTGATCGTTACATCCGGGAAGGACAGGCTTGCCAAGTTGTCAGCTGTTGACGATGGAACTCCCGGCCCAGCAATTCTGCCTCCGCGAATACTTACACTACCAGAAACACCATCGGGTGCTGCATTAACGGTTCCAACTGTAACGGAGAAGCCTGCACCGGTACCGCCAACGTTAGCAGCAAGCACTGACAATACATCACCAACTTGGTATCCGTATGCACCAAAGACGCCGGTCAATGATACAACGGCTCCACCTGCAATCGTGAAGGTTGCGGCTGCATCTTGACCAGTTCCACCTGTGAATTGAGCACTGAATACACCGTTGGTATACCCAGCTCCACCCGCAAAAGCAGAGAAGGAAAGAATTCGACCGGTAACTGCTTGTGTACCGCCAGCGTTGATGTCAATATTTGATGGACTAGTAGCAGCAGGTCCGGTGATTTGCACAAACCCACCAAGAACGGTTGATGATGTTGCATAATCATCAGCATACACATCTGCCGCACGAAATGTAGCACTACCAGCACCAGCTGTAAAGTCAGCGCCACCTGATGAAAGGATCAAACTACCACCACCTAATAGGTAATTTTTACTGCTTCGAGAACCAGCAGCATAAATTTGGGTAGAAAACGGCTCATTAGCTCCAACGGCGTTGACTGTGTCTACATCAATACTAAACCCACTACCACCCGTGGTAGTGCTTCCCAGCGCGAACGAATCGCGCAATGTCAACGGTTCACCAACCTCGTAACCGTAGCTACCAATTCCAAGTTCAACAGGAGTTACCGCAGTAACGATACCACCAGCAACAGTAATGTCTGCATGGGCATTATATCCGTTAATGCCGGTCAAAGGAACAGTTAGATATGTTCCGTCGACGTATCCTGTTCCACCGACAAGATTAGTCAGTGTTACAATTTTTCCAAACTGGGTGTTGATATTGTAAAAATCATCATTGAATGTGTCGTAGTTAATTGCAACCAACCCTGTCAATGGATCCATCATCGTAGATGGTGCACTAGTGATACCAGTTTGAATCGATGCTACTGTCAGCAAGAATGGGCCAGCACTGATATTGCCGTTGTCTGTTAAAGTATCACCAACTTGGTATCCAAACCCAAAATCAGTAAGGGTAACTGCTGTAACTACACCACTGCCGTCTGTTGTGAATGTTGCAATTGCTCCTTGACCTGTTCCTGTCACAGCTGATAGGAATATATCGGGAGCTATTACGTTTGAGGCTCCACCTGTACCACCGTTTGTAATCGTTAGAGTAGCAATCATACCGGTCTTGCCGTACACAATTTGTTGTGCTGGCTCTGATACTGATCCACCACCCCCCGGAATTGTTACTGTAACAGCTGGACCACCAGATGCTGTAACACCAGCTCCAACGAAATTGATTGATGTTGCAGCTGCTGTTAGTGTTGATCCTTCATCCTGGATTGTTAACCCACCTCCTCCACCCAGAGACGTTACTGTCAAAACTTCATTATCAGGACCAGAAGGTGTTAGCAAGAAGTCGCCCGTATCAAACACCAGTGTGCGTGGAATTGCCAGATCGCCACTCGGTACTTCCATTGTAACTGTGTTGTCATCAGTGATTACCAAGTGCTGCGGCTCAATCGTTACTTGTTGGTTAGATATTGGCGTTACGCGCATTCCTGGGTATTGAGCGATCGTGGTTGCTTCAAATAGGTCTGTCACCGGAAATTCGTTTGGTGTTGTTAAGTAAGAAGCACTGGACACATTATACAAATCGCGCGGTGTCAAGCGCAATTCGTCGATCAGCACTCCGTTAGAATCAGGGTCTGCTTCACCTCCACCGTCCAGTGGTCGAAGCTGCATATTCCACGGGATAGACGTTGGCGTTCCTGGTGGAAATAGCTGTCCTGAACCAATGGCTGTTCCATTGAACACACTAACGCCGTTACGGAATAATGCCCAGCTGTCTTGTACAAGGTCGACGGCAATTGCCCACTTGATGTAGGTATCCATTGGATTACCGAGGTTTGCGTAAACAAGATTACCGCTACTATTTCTGATCTCCAAATCCCAATCAGTTACGTTGTCAATAACGTACATATTGAACGGGTACGGAAAAATACGATTGACGGTAAAGATACGACCGTCAACGCGTGGCGCTGCCCCTGGCTTGCGCAAACTGAATTCCATTGTCCACTGGGAGAAGGGAAGCGGTGTCGTCAACAGATCAAGATCACCACCGGCTGAAGGGTTATTGTGTAGTGCTGAAACACCGTATTCGCCCGGTGCTTCTTGCAAATAACCATTCGCATCTATTACTGCTCCTGTGATCCGTTCTGTAATAGTTCCCGCCTGAAGACCGCCGTCAATGTTATTGAAGTGGTATAGTTGCAACGTAGGATCACCGTTTGTCGTGATAAAGCTATCAACGGTAACGATCTCACTTGCTACACCACTAAGTGCAGCGCGTAATCCTTGATTGAACACTACTTGTGTTGTTGCATTGTTGACGATGTTTGGATAATCGCCGGTGACAGGTATGATTTGGACATTACCATACGGATTTGCGTTATCGAGCAGTTGCATTGCCTGCTGTTCAACGGTAATTTGACCAACGCCTTGTGTTAGACGCAGGTTGGGGAACGCAAACGTATCGTGCGTTGGAGACGCGTTAAACACGTATTCAGCAGGTGGAATTGCAACACCAGTAACATCGACATTTGAAATTAAAGCAGGAATATTGCCCGGAGAACCAGGACCCGTACCGCCGCCCGCTTGTCCACCGCCGGTAATTGACAAACGCCAGAACTTGTTACCTGCAAAAGTGTTGATTGCATTTGGTAGCGTTAATGAGTAAAACACATCGGCAACACCATCACCAGTGCCAACTCCCGTTGCAGTGAACACAACACCAACGGTGTTTGCCGAAGCACCAATGGCAACGAAGTTAGTTGTACCAACCGTGGCAATTTTGTATTGGCGACCAACTTTGAAGCTACCCGCTTGCACGCCTTTGATGGTGATATCTAATGTTGCTCCTGTTACTGTGACTACGATGTCGCGCGATGTCGTCGGAGTTGCCCATAGTCCGTCACCTTGCAAGTATGGGAACGTGTCGGGCTGCACAGGAATCAGTTCGTTGTTGTTGTCATCGCGAACGTGAAACGAATCGATAAACGGTGCAAACGCGCTGTGTGATTGGTAAAAAATCGAGTATGAAGCAAAGCCGAGACTGAAAAAAGCCGAAGGAGAATGTTGGACAGAGATAAAGAGGTTCATTCCAATTGACCCTACTTTACGGGCAGCAGTAAATTGGAACGTGTACCCGCTTGTTACGGTAGCATTTGGATTATTTGCAAAAGTAGCAAGGTACTCTTGAAAAAAGTTCGCATTCGTCAGCTCCAACGTGCTTCCCATTACAATAGGACCCGTTGGAGTAATCGTAACAGGAACGTTTGACGACGGCGAAGCAAAGTTGTTGTTGTCGTTGAACGTGAATTGGGTTGGAACTACACCTTGGGCGACGTTGAAGTAAGCTGTACCACCAGCGGCGTCGTCGGCACTCCAATTTCCAGAATTGTATGTCAATACCTGTCCGTCAACGGGACTTGTAATCTCAACGTCTGCGAGGTCGTTGAGATTGGCGCTTACCTGGCGGCCTGTAACTTTTTGCTGTGTCATGTGCTATGATCCATTGTATAGGGTAGAGTATTTAGTCGGGGTTACAACACGTAACTAACGACAACAACGTCATCGTTCAAGGCAAGCGGTGTTAAAAATGTGATCTGGGTTGCACCGGTCACTGTAAACGACTCACCAGCACCTTCGATCTGCAAAATTCCGTTGAGGAATACTTGAATTCGCAGCAGTGGAGCGGCAGATGATTGCAAGTTGATCGTTGTGTTGACAACTGTTTGTGCCGCTGACGCAATAATTCGCTGGAACCGTGGAACCTTGTTATCAACGTACTGCTTGGTTGCCGCACCAAGTGCTGTCACTGGATCACCCGATAGGATCAATAATCCCGTCATCGTATCACCAGCTTTGCTGACCTTACCGTCTACGTATTGCTTCGTTGCAGCACCTAAGGCTGCCACTGGATCACCAGACAGAACCAAAAGGCCCGTCATTGTATCGCCGGCTTTGCTGACCTTTGTGTCTACATATGTTTTGTTTGCTGCATCAGTGCCAACGATTGGTGCATTAGGTAGTGTGATTTTTGTGCTGCCACCTGACATTACCAGGTTACCGGTCATCGTATCGCCGGCCTTTAACACCTTATTCGACAAGCGAGGATCATTGTCGCCTACGACAATCGGGTTACCAACGTCTGCTGCGGGGGTCGATAGCTTCGAAATGCCAAACACTGTTGTTGTTGCGAGTTCGACACCAAGCACATCTCCACTTTCACCTTTATCGCCCTTACCACCAAGTCCTTGGTCGAAAAATATGCTTGTTGGTGACAATACACGAGCAACCGGAACACGACTGGTTGGATAAACAAACGCGTTTGCAACGTGGGGGTCAACATCTGTCAGTGCACCCGTGTCATCGGACCACAGCAATGCGCCAACTACTGTCCAACTCCACGCTGGATTGACAATTGTACCCTGCATTACAACAGTGCCAGTTTGGCCTGTTGTCAAGTTTTCCATTAGCATTGCAACCGCAGTTTCACCAATATCGTCATATGTGCACGGAGCAATTTGTCCAAAGTCAACATACTTGACTACTTGGAACTTGGCGATTGGTTGGATTGCTGTACCTGTCAGGACATTTGCTTCCAACCGGATTGTGTTGACTGGTGAACCGTTAACGAAGAAGTCGCTTTCAGTCGTGAAAAACCGGCCGTCAACACGCCTTACTGGATTGCCAGAATCATCTACAATAATTCTTCCAGCTTTCGATCCGGCAATGTTCAATCCGGCTTGTGTTCCAGCATATGGGAACGATGGAAATCCTGTTCCAAGAGGTGTAAATGTTGACGTGTTGATCTTTGCTGCAAATACACGCAGTACATTGCGGAATGCACCTGTGTCATACACGTACATCTTACGAGCAGATGTGTCAAACCAATGCTGATCTTGTGTTGGTGCACCTACGAATGACGGTCCATAAGAGGGAGCAAGTTGTGTTGCACCAA